GTGAGCGGTACTGTGCCTAGTGTCCGTGAGTTGCAGATCATTCTCATGCACTGGGCGACCAAGCGACCCAGTATCAGGAAGATTGCAGAGGAGAGGGGTGTGAGTTACAGGCAAGTCTGCAACTGGCGCAACGCTGTCCTACGTGCTTGGATGCCAGTGCAGATCAGAGCCATTGAAAGATTACATGGACAGATGTTTACCGATGGTGGGTTCGAGTTAGTTCTTTGACTTCTTGGCGTAGCTTGCGTCAGCCATTCCCTCAATCCAACCGTACTCGTATGCTCGTTCACTGATAAGCCTGACCAAGTCCTCGTACTCTTTCAGAGAAAGCATGAGCATGAGTGTCCCAGTCTTTGGCCGGAATTCTTCCAACACCTTCTCAATGTAGACCTCTCTGTCTGTAGTCATAGCGGAACCTTTCTGTATGTGAGGCCGGATGCAGTTCGAGATGGCAGGTTGTATGCGTCGTATGCACCGTGTCGCATACATGTGCTGCGTAGTTCTTGCCCTTCATAAACTCCTCTTGCGAACAGATCATTCTGTTGTGCAAGCACTGTCTTTCTTGGGGACTTGAACAGTTTATCTAACCCACCCAACTCGATTTTTGTATCGAGTCCTTTCTGCGTGAGGCCGTAGAACATTTCGTTCACCATAGTGACCATGCCTTTCGGCACTAACTCATAGACAATCGTATTCTCTATGTCGACCAGACTCTTACCGGCAATGATGCCGGTCTTCTTAATCATGGGCGCACTCATGTTCCCTTTGCTTGCGAGTATAGACAGAATACGGTGAGCAGTGCTACCAACTTTAATTTCTGATTCCATTTTGTTTTCCTTTACATGTATGAAAATAAGCCTCGTCTCTGTCGAGCCAGACTTGTTTGCAATTGGCACAATACCAAGCGACAGATTCGATTACCACTGTCCGTTTGTTTTCGTGCTGACCACGAACCTTCCCGAAGAATGTGCGAATCTTTTCAATCACCAGACCTTCCCCTTTCTTTTGTTGCGTTTGTATGTAGTTTCACCAAGCCAGATAGCCACCGCCCCAACGACTACGACTATCAGTGCGCCCATGAACAGCATGAATATCACGCCAATGAGATCGAGCATGGTTTCTCCTTGAGTTTGAGTGAGTTGCGAGGGATGCACCAGATTTCACGACCGTCTCCACAGTCCATGAGGAATGCGCCAGCGATGCGCCCAGCCTTGAGTAGCTGATGCACACGCTGACGTGAGACACCCATGATCTGTGAGGCGACAGTCAGGGAGACATGACCCCGCTCTAAGCGGAGGTCAATCATTTACTTACCCTTCTCTTTCTTGAGTATCTCTGAGATACCCTCCACCTCCTGAGACACAATCTGTGCCGCCCATTCCATCAGCTCGTTGGCTTTGTCTTTGTTGTCAAAGTCAAGGCCTGACGCATGACATGCTCTTGAGATTGTGCGGATAGAAAGCTCGGTGTCCATCTCTTCGAGAATCCTTCTCACTCTCTTCGGCATATCTGTTTGCTTTTCCAAAAGCTCGATCACCATCTCCATCAACTGCTTACGCTTCATTGTGAGTATGGTCACCTCTACCAGAGCAGCATAGGATTCTCCCTTTGTCTTGACAATGTTCTCCATCATAGAGAACGCTCCCTCGAATGGGTCTGGTTCTTTCTTCTGTTTGGATTCTCTCTGAAGATCGATGGCAATCTGCACCAGTACGCATGAGGCTTGGCTCAAGCCACCAATGTTCCATGTCTTGATCGACTGAACACTGAGACCATCGTCACCCATGTATGCCTTGCCGTTCTTCCAGTTATAGATAGACGCAACTGTTCCGTCGCTAAACTTCACGACCCAGTGTGCATCTACCTTTCCCTTGTCGTATGACAACGGCTTGCCGAACAGAGAACAGATCTCTTTGTACGTTGCCTCAATGTTTCCAACATGTGATGAGCCATTGGTCTCGTCGAGGAGAGACTCCCTCTCGTTGTGTGTAATGAATTCCATTGTGTTTGCTCCTGTGAGTTTGTTTAAGCATTTATCCATTTGACCTCCCCATTTACTCGTACCGGCATGACCCATTCGATGTCATCCACCAACTCCATCAGAGTCATGGACGCATCAGCGGATTCACCAGTGTTCATGTCACACCCAATCACCAAGCCCTTACCGGCCAGTGGTTGCGGATAGAACCTATGCAAGAAGAACCTTTGGTCTTCTGCATACAGTCCTTCGTCATCGACATAGATGCCGTCGCCCTTTGCATTGAGGCGAGCGACATCGAATGTCTCCGCATCGATCAGCTTGTAGATCTGGTGAAAGTCACCAGAGTATTCGATCTGTTTGACTGTCTGTTGGAATGGGTCAATTAAAAAAGCTCGCATGTGATTTCCTTTCAGTTAGCGAAGAGTGCAAAGAACGCAACTGGCATGACTACGATAAGTAGCACACCAAAAAAAAGATCTGCCAGTAAATCTTCAGGTTCATCATATCTATCGATAGGATGAGGGGCATAAAGTTTCTGAGCCAGATCATCTTCGGGAGTCCATCTGTTGACAGACGGGGCTTGGTAACCAGCATCAATGCTGATGTTTCTTTCAGACGAGGGAGTCATTAGATTTTCCTTTCTGGTTGCATGCTTGTCTTACCTTGGCTACCACTGCGAGGAGTTGCTTGTCGTGCTTACCCCTCGCTTCGAGCAGATTGCATACTGCATCCATTGCAGACATCATTTCTTTGGGTGCTTGCTTACCCTCTTTGAGGGCAGCATCTGCCACCTTCTCAATCATAGATACCACACCGCTTACAGTAGCCAATTGAATGCTTTGCATTGTCATCTTTTCTCCTTTGAATGCGTTTCTTTTTACGTTCCAATCTGTCATTGGCTTTGGCTTTGGAACGCTCCTTCCCAACTTCTTGAAGTTGTTGTGCCGTGAGTTGTGTATCAGGGGTAAGTAGGTTCACACCTACACCGGCCATCGCCAGTGTCAGCACCAACCTACCTACCACCTCATGTGGGCTGAGCCACATTCTTTTCACCCATTCGGTCGATGATGTTCATGTAGTGGATGAGCAGATCACCCAACCCAAGCTGATACTTTGGATGTAGGTAGGATTCTGGAAGTCTCCAGAATGGATTGAGGCCAAGCCCGATGGCGGTATCTGTCAACAGAATCAGGCCGACAACATGCTGAACACCGCTGCCATGCTGTTGCAGAGGGTGATCTGGCAAACCCAAATCACCGAATACCATGCGGAATTTGTGCATGAATGCAGTGTTGTGCTTGAGTTCCTTCCAGTCTTCATCGCTGACAGCGTCAGCTAGCGCCAGTGTTTTCGTCGGGTCGATGTTGACAGTGTCCTCTCTGTCGTTCTCAATAACCTGTGTTCCTTCATGGAACAAAAGGTTAATGGACTTGTCTGTCTGCACTTCGCTCAGCTTGATATGTGTCATAAGTCCTCCAGTGTTTCAAAGATTTCCATGTCGGTGTCGATCTGAACAGATTGACCATCGATCTCGACGATGCACCGCATGTGGAGATCACAAGGCACACCACCGGCATGCTCATGTGGCATCGAGAAAAGCACAGGGAATTTATCCGAGGCCTTTGTGTTTTTCCAGAGCAGATCTGTTTCGATCTGTCGGTTGTAGCCCCTCTTCTCAGCGAGCAGGGATGCAACAATGAGTTGCGCTTGGGTGAAGTATTTCATTGCCTATCCTCCAGAAAGTCGGCTATGCCGACACGGTTGCCGTTGATGTCACGGATAACGACCACGTCACCGGCCTTCATAGACTCGGGTTTGTTGGTCAGTTGCTCGATGAGAGACTGCAAGAGACGGATAGTCTCCCAGTCGACTTCGTTCTCTTCGACATGGCTTAAGCCAAACATGATGTTCACTCTCATATCTGTTCCTTTTCTGTTGGTTCGACGTTAACCCAGCCAGTGTCGCCACAGGCAAAGCATGTATATGGACGGCCTTGCTCATCCAATTCCGGATTGCATGGGTCACAGCATGGACACTCGACCTTTGCGTTGTCACTCACCACGGTGAGATCGAGTACCTCGCACTCCTCATCGGATTGCTTGCATGTGAAAGGCGCATCGAGCATCATTCGCTTTGCTTGCTCTTCGCTTTCAGCGTCGATGGTTACTTGTTGGTAGTACCGAAAGACCACCGTTCCTTTGTAGGTTTTCATATTCGCTCCTTATTTGTAGAACAAATCCCAAATCTGTTGAACAGTGGCATAGCCTTCGGTGTCAGCGGAACCCCACTCTCGATATTTATCGAGAGCTTCCTCGATTGCTTTCCTTGCGCCACCTTTGTTGAAGTTATTCAGTGCAGTAGAGACGGCTTGATTCAAGCCGAGAGCAGCGTCCTCTCTGCCGTCGATGTGATAAAGAGCCCAGTCATCCGCTGTCAGAGACAGATAAACAACCTTTTCAATGTGAACGTGATCGCTAATCATGTGTTTCCTTTCGTGAGTTGCTTGCTTTTAGGCCATCCGGCCTTAGTGAAATCTGTCACCAGATTTGCAATAGCCGGAACAGATCGACTGGCGGCAGGGGTATCAGCGGGAAGGTACTTTTCAAACTCAGGCAGTAGCTCCGCTAATTGTTTGCGAGTGGTACATGATTTGGCAACAGATTCCAACTTATCTTGCAGATCGGAGATCGTTTGTCGTGTTGCCTTTGCTTTCTCCGAAAGCTCTGCCACTTTCTTGGCTGTCTTCTCGCTCATGGTGTATTCGGTTCTCTCCTGAGAGAACACATAGACGCTACTGAATGGCGAGTTTCTGAACCAGTGGTTTGTTCTGTTCAAATAGACGGACAGTTTCGGGTCGGCAGTAGCAAAGACAAGTTGCTTAGGCAACTGATCTATTGAGTCTTGCACTATTAACTTATGGGCTTCGGCTTCGAGAGTCTTGTGGTCGTTCGGCACGTCCTGAATAACGGCACGAACAAAGGCAGAGCGGAGGGTTTCTGTAAGTCGCATGGATTTTCCTTTCGATGCGAGGCGGGATGCCTCTGGGTATGCACTCGATTGAATGCACACTCAGAGAGGCAGGGACAACCCTGCCACCCTGTCACGCTACCTGCTGTTCAGGGTTGGCGATCTGTTCGAGAACAGATTTCAGCCATGCCTCGGCTCCAGTTTGATTCTTAACCGGAGGTTGAATGATTGCATTCTGAGGTATCGGCAGATGCTTGATTGCCTTGGCAATCAGCGTGTTGTTCGATTGACCGAGACTGCTACGTGTTTCCTTGCCTAGTTGGTCATTCGACCAATAGATTCCGGCAAACAGGGAGGTTCTAAAGAACCCTGACAGTCCGGTGAGGGCTGCCAATCTGTCCATGTCCAGAGGAGAATCCTCTGCCTTGATTTCGACAAACTGGGCTACGTTCTCGTAACCCTCGACTGATACGTCGGCTGCACCTGCTGCACCGTAGATGGCTACAGAGTAGCCCGCCTTGGTCAACTCGTCGGCCAGTCGGAGACCGGATGCCCCTCTCCAGAACAGTTGTTCTGAGGTGACGTTGCTGTTTCCGGCAAGGTCGATCACAATCGAGACAGATCGAACAGATGCTCTGCTCTGTCGCTTGGTTCTAGACCAAGCCCTGCTCAGGTCGCCACGGTACACGGCCTGCATGTCCAGCTCGTCGCCTTGATCGGCACGGACTCGACGACGACGGATGCTTGTCGGCTCGGGCAATTCCCCAAGGGGAATCTTGTCGATTCGCTCGGCTCCGGCTTGCCAACCTTTGGTTAAGACTTTGCGGAGAGCATCGACAGATGGCACACCGAGCCATGATGTATCAGCCTTACGGCTGAAGTGGCTGAGACCGGAGGTCTTATTGCTCTGGCTTTTCCAACCGTCGGCATTGAGAACAGATTCGGGTTCGGTGACGCTGTCCCAAAGGACAGCAGTCAGATCGTTGGATTTATCATAAATGCGGAGCATTTCAGACCTCTACTTTCTTGATTTCATCGGCTGACCAACCTTCAAAGAAGGTGGCCTTGATTTCTTCGACTGTCTCTCCGGCCTTGAGCAACTTCGTTGCATCGAGGAGGAATCGAGTCGACATAACTCGACGGAGTCGAGCCTCATTGATTCGTTTACGAATCGCCCAACCCCAAGCCAACAGGTCAGGGGCTACGGACTTTCTTTCGAAAGTCTGGTCATAGTCGAGGGAGATGACACCGGCACGGAATCTGTCCAATGTCGACTCATCGAGTCGTTCACGACCGGCATAAGTCTGGTTTGCTCCAGTACCGAAGGTATTGGCTGCTGCAATACAGACAAAGTCTGGATGACGTTTGACCAGTGATGCTCCCTTCCTGATCGGCAAAAAGAACGATCCATTGGCGAGAGCCTGATTCAGGAACAGCAAGGTATTGCTGTCTGCACCGTCGACTTCGTCGAAGAGGAATACACCACCTTCTTCGTACATTCTGACGAAGTCAGATGTAAGGTATTGGAAAGAACCGCCGTCGGCAGGGATTAACCAGCCCTGAAGGGCTGACTCTGACATTCCGGCAGTGCAAGAGACCGATGCGAAGGGTCTACCAAGAGCTTCAGCTACTTGGTGACCGAGGTGAGTCTTACCGCATCCGGCAGGGCCGACCAACAGAATGTTGATGCCGAGAGATGCTCTGGTCAGAATTTTCTTAAATTCTGGTCGAGTGTGGCCTTCCACTTTGTGGGATGAGCCATCGGGTCGAACGACCTCGATTTTGACGATTGGACTATCGTCCATCGCTTTTTTGACCTCTGTCATGACAATCTGTCGAACAGTGTCCTCATCAACTGTCGGAGACAGTAGGGCTTGAAGGGCTGCTAAAGCAGCAGTCGCATCGGCCTTAGGAGCCGAAGGCTTGGTAGTAGGTGGCACAGGGCGACCCTCCTCTGAGATAGCAACCCCTTTGGGGTTGACGGTTGGGATGCCGTTTGACATGGCATCAGTGATCTGACCTTCGGAGAAGGCCAGTAGTAATCTGTCGATCAAGTCCAATTTTTGGACGGTCTCGAAGTTGAAACCTACGGTTCCACCGTTGAGGTGGCGGAAAATCCAGAGGATTTCTGGCTTGGAGAGGGAAACGAGGGAGTCACGCATGGGATTTCCTTTCGAATGCAGTGAGTTGCGATGAACCGGCTTAAAGCCGGAAAGTAGGACAGAGCGTCCAGTGCATAGCAGTCAGAGACTGCCATACCGTTGAAACTCTGTTGAGTGTTGACAGTCCTAAAGGACTGCATAGAGCCTCAAGGACACAAGGCAAAGCCTTGAACCAACCCTTCGGTGTTGTGTTGTTGACGGTTCCCACCGTGTGACAACTCCTCCGGAGTCCGACGCTACATCCCGCCGTTGGGGTCGAGAGACCTGTTCAGAGCGTCACTGTAGGATTTCGCTTAACTCTCTTCTACGAAGAGCTTCGCCTATCTGTCCTACGGTGCTTTAGCACCTACTGAGTCTGCTTTCGGTTTGTTGCCGAATCGACGATTTGAAGTTGACCAGAAAGTTGATGCTGTGTCAAGTCTTTTTTTCGTTTTGGCCGGTATTACTACGTAAAAAAGTTGAAAATAGGTGTTGTTTTGGGGTTGAATTGAAGGTTGAGCCGGAAAAGCCCTTGACCCAACGTCCCATACACGACTCCAATAGGAGTTCATATAGGGGACAAACACGTAATAAGAGTCCAATGGGGAACAATGCAAAGCATTGAAATGATTGGAATTTTGGATATGGCGAAATCGAGTTTCAGTAAATCACGCACGTTTCCGTAGGAAATACACACATTTACCCCAATCGTCCCATGCCATGACCCACGCATATCCCTCTAAAGAGGGCAGAATCACGGTAAACACCGCATTTCAGCTACAAAAAATCGACAGATCTGTCCCATAGGGACTGTGTGCGCTCGGCGTGATGTACCCGTGCTATGAGGGTGACGGGGGTGGCGTGGCCGTGCCGTGCGTAGCGTGCGTCCTGAGCCTCTAGCTATAGGTATCACACAAGAACAAGTCCATTTTTCTTACACCACTCTCAAAAACCCCGGGGTCTATACAAACACCGCTACTAAATTTTTCTACAAAATACTCAAATTCTCTGTAATCAGTTCTGAAATCAGAGCTGAAAACACGATGCAACCCAATAACCCATAAACCCAATAACCCACTCTATGGGAAATGGATGTCTGAGATCAGATCTGGATTCAGGAATTGCGAGAAAGGGTGTTGCAAACTGCGGATCAAGTGGATATATTCCCTGCCAATGATGGACAAACCATCTCAAGATGTATGGGGATTGACTGAATCTCACCAGTTCCGAGAGGATAGGGTGGCGCAAACGCCGGGAACGCCCAACAGTCTCCATTCGTGTTGGTGGAATAAATGGTTCTGTGTTCGGCACAGAATGAGGGTAGGACGTGCCTACCAAGAGATTCGGGAGATGAGCGCCCCGACTGCCAACAAACTACAAGAGGAACAAATGGCAACAAAGAAACTCAAAGAAGCGATGAGCGCCCGTCGGGAGCAGCTTCGAGAGGAGCATGCCACCGCTGTCCGTGAAAAGATTCAAGTGTCGAGTCTGGTCAAGTCTCTGGAAGACTTTGCTCTCGGCAAGTCTGTCGGCACAAAGATGACCGCCACTCGAATCAAAGCAATTGAAATGCTTCTCGACAAGACGCTACCGAACCTTGCATCGATCAAACACGAGACAGATGCAAAACAGGTTACATTCATGATTGGTACAAACTTCACGAAACCTGAATGACCGTCATCCAATACAACCCGCCGGGACAAGTGGCCGCTGAGTTCCACAACTCTGAGGCTGATGTCCGAGGAATCAAAGGGCCGGTAGGTTCTGGAAAATCCTCAACCTGTTGTATGGAGATCGTCAAGCACTCCCTCAAGCAAACTCCCCACAATGGCTGGAGAAAAGCTCGTTGGGCTGTTATCCGCAATACCTACCCCGAACTCAAGTCCACCACGATCAAGACTTGGCAAACATGGTTCAATGATGAACTTGCCCCGATCAAGTGGGATGCCCCGATCACCTGCCACATGAAGATCAAAGATTGTGGAGATGGCAACGGGCTGGACTTGGAAGTCATCTTCATCGCATTGGACAAAGCCTCCGAAACCGGCAAGCTGCGATCCCTCGAACTCACCGGAGCTTGGATCAATGAAGCCTCAGAGGTTCCGCATGAAGTCTTCGACATGGTCACCCAGCGCATCGGTCGCTACCCAGCGAAGACTCACGGCGGCGGCCCCGTACATCCGTGCGTCATCCTCGATACCAACCCGCCTGACGACGATCACTGGTATTACAAGATTGCAGAAGAAGACACCCCCGGAGGATGGGAATTCTTTAACCAACCGGGTGGTCTCATTCGTATCCAAGAAGGCGATGATGTCCGGTATGAGCCGAATCCAGAAGCGGAGAATGTGTTCAATCTTCCTCAAGGGTATGAGTATTACCTGAAGATGATTAAGGGCAAGACGGACGACTGGATCAAAGTCTTCGTCCTCGGCCAGTACGGAACAACCGCTGACGGCAAGCCGGTCTACCCAGAATACAACGACAGAATCCATACCTCCGAAGAAGAGATCCAAGTCAACAAAGGACTGCCTCTCTATCTCGGATGGGACTTCGGACTCACGCCTGCTTGCATTGTTGGACAGATCACCTCAAGAGGACAGCTCGTCATCCTCGAAGAGTTTGTCGCTGAAGACATGGGCATCAGACAGTTTGCTCAGGAGATTGTGAAACCAGCCCTGATGACCACCTACTCCGGTATGAGGTTCATCTCCGCTGGCGACCCAGCAGGTACACACAGATCTCAAGCGGATGAGAGAACTTGCTACCAAGAATTACTCGAAGCAGGAATTGCAAGTGAGCCAGCCAATACAAACGATTTCATACCACGCAGAGAATCTGTTGCGTACTTCCTCAACAAGTTGGCTGGGGGAGAACCGGGATTTCTTCTCTCGCCAAACTGCCGCCAACTTCGCAAGGGTTTCCTCGGCGGCTACAGGTACGAACGACTCAAGGTCGCCGGTGAACGATACCGAGACAGACCAGTCAAAGACAGATACAGTCACCCACACGATGCGCTTCAATACCTCTGCTTAGCAGCACGAAGCGGCAGAGTTGAAGTGAGAGCAAGACCAGTTAAAAAAGCGTCCAGCAAAGCATGGACATGAGGAATAAACCATGACACAGGTGTATCAGGCAGCAGCGCCAGTCGAAGCAGACATCAGCGCCGTCCAAGCACAAGGCGTGGACAACTCCGACCTGATCGCAATGGGTATCACCGGCCACATCAACTCCTGCTGGACGCAGGCAAAGATGGCAAAGCAAGACATCACTGAGCGTTTGCTCAAGTGTGAGCGCCAGCGCCGTGGTGAATACGACCCAGACAAAGCCATCGAAATCGCAGACACCGGCGGCTCAGACATCTACATGATGCTGACAGATGTGAAGTGCGCCGCTGCCAAGTCGTGGATTCAAGACGTAATGCTCCAAGCAAGCCGTCCCTTTGATCTCGTTCCCGCACAAGAACCCCAGATTCCACCAGAAGTTCGCCTGTCTATCATTGACCTTGTCCGCACAGAAGCCGAGGACTATGTGATGGCCGGACAAGAACTCCACCCAGAAACATTCCGCAAGCGTCTGGCCGAAGTCCACGACATGATCTCCATGCGTGTCAAGGAAGAAGCCAAGGCCACCGCAGAGAGAATGGCTCAGGTCATCCAAGACCAACTGGATACCGGCAAGTTCAAGCCTGCCATGCAGGACTTCATCGACGACTTCGTCACCTTCCCGACCGCCATCCTCAAGGGGCCAAGCGTTCGCCGCAAGAAGAACCTCCAGTGGGGGCCGGGCTACACACCCATCGTCGTGACAGACATGGTGCGTGAAGTCTCCCGTGTCTCTCCTTACGACATCTTCCCAAGCGCCAACTCAATGGGCGTGGATGACGGCTTCTTGATCCAGAGACACCGCCTGTCGGCCAAGACCCTCGAATCCATGAAGGGTGTCCCCGGATACTCCGACAACGACATCGATCAAGCCATCATCCGCTACGCCAAGACTGGCTACCGCTACAACGAGTACGGCGACCAACAGAGAGATGACCTCGAAGGAAAGACCAATTCCCAGTTGCACAACGATCACCTGATCGAAGCACTGGAGTTCTGGGGGCCTGTGATGGGCGACCTCCTGATCCAGTGGGGCATGAAGGACGTAGAACCCAACAAGGTCTACGAGATCAATGCTTGGCAAGTCGCCAACTTCACGATCAAGGTCGTCATCAACCCAGATCCTTTGGGCGAGCGCCCATACGAGATCGCCTCATGGAGATCTATCCCCGGCGCTTTCTGGGGCATGGCTCTGCCTGAGAACATGCGTGACGTGCAGATCATGTGCAACGCTGCCGCCCGTTCCTTAGCGAACAACATGGGTATCGGCTCTGGCCCACAAGTGGAAGTCGCTGTGGACAGATTGGCCGACGGCGAAGACGTGACCCAGATGTATCCTTGGAAGATCTGGCAAACCACCTCCGACAAGACGGGTGGTGGCCAGCCGGGTGTCCGCTTCTTCATGCCTGAGATGAAGGCCGCTGAACTGATGGGCATCTACAACCAGTTCGCCAAACAAGCAGACGAAGTGACCGGCATCCCGAACTACATCTACGGTTCTGGCTCCGGCGCAAGTGGCGCTGGCCGCACAGCCTCTGGCCTGTCCATGCTGATGGACAACGCCGCCAAGGGAATCAAGACTGCGGTCGGAACCATTGACGACGTGGTCACGATGGTGGTCACACGCTTCTATGTTCACAACATGATCTACAACCCAGACCCCTACATCAAGGGTGACTTCAAGGTTGTAGCCAAGGGCGCAATGGGCTTGATCGCCAAGGAGCAGATCCAAGTCCGTCGCAACGAGTTCTTGAATTTGATCCTGAGCAACCAGATCGCCCTGCAAATTGTTGGGCCGGAAGGTGCTGCGTATCTGTTGCGGGAAACTGCAATGGGTCTCCAGATGGACACCGACAGATTGGTTCCGTCGACAGAGATGATGAAGTTCAAAAAAGAACAGATCGAAATGGCAATGCAGCAATTACAAGCCACAATGCCACAACAACAGATTGCAGCGCCCGAAGCAACAAACGTAGCCGGAGACCAAGCGCCTCCTGCCATGAACACCGTACAACCCCAACAAGGAGTATCAGCATGATGATGAAGAAGGTTGCCAAGAAAGGCATGATCCCCGCAGGCTACGCCAACGGTGGTAAGGCCATGAAAGAAGAAGGCAAAGGCCACGCCAAAAAAGAAATGGCTGCTTTGAAAAAAGGCGGCGCTTCTAAATCGATCATGATGTCTGAAGCCAAAGAGTACGGCATGAAGAATGGCGGCAAGGTCAAGATGGCAAACGGCGGCAAGGCATTCAAACCTTGTGCTGGTTGCAAGTCTCCCAAGAAGTGCGCTGACGGTGGGCACTGCATGATGAAGGGCATGAAATGATTGCCAAGATCATCGAGCAAGCCAAGGCCTTGTTCGCCAAGATCAAGGAACAGATCAACAAGTTGAAGGAAAAGAAATGAAACCAGATTGGCAAAACAAAAGCTTCGCCAAAACAGGCTCACCTGCCGCACCTTCAAGTATGAATCCGAAATTGAAGGTTGGCATGTCCAGCCTTCACTCGAAGATCGCTGTCGCAAATCACAACACTGTTCAATCGAAACCTGCTGTCCGCAAGTTTGCTGACGGCGGCGCAGTGATGACCCGCTCTGACGACGAGATTGGAGATACCAATCCTCGCACTGGCGTAGTAGATCCGGGAAGCTATGACCGCCGAATGAAAGCCGGTCAAGAAAACTTGGATCGTTTGAAGTCTGCTGTTGAATCTGTTCGTTCATTCTTCTCTCGTGAGAAAGGTGGCGAGGCTTCCCCATCAAACATCACTGGCGATTCAGGCATGAGCGAGTCTGATATTGCGAAGAAGCAAGCCATGTCCAACATGTCCTTCGAGAAGAAGGAAGAGCCGAAGGCAGAAGCAAAAGCAGAAGAGCCTTCTTACAAGCAAGACGTAGTAAAGGCGATCACGCAACCCAAAGTTGCCGCACAAGAACTACCTGCTGCTGAAGCTGCCCCTGCTGCTACACCTGTAGCAAAGTCAGCCAAACCGAAAAAGGAACCGATCAAGCCTGTTCTTGTTAACGGCAAATCGTTCTCAGAAGATGTGGCTGCTCGCAAGGAGGCGGCCAAAACCGCAGCACCTGCTGACTCGATGTTGTACTCCAGCACCGTCAAGCCACCACCTGCGCCACCGCAGCACCTGCTGACTCGACGCTGTACTCCAGCGCCGTCAAGCCACCACCTGCGCCAGAGAAGAAGAAGTCAAGGCTTCACCCAAGAACTGGCCGACCATACTGATGCTTCAAAAGCCATCAATACAAGTTCTTAACGCCCTTGCATCGCTCAAGGGCAACAGTCAGTTTGAGACCATCCGTCAATGGATGGAGGCCTCACTACAAGACCTGTACCGTGACAGCGCCAACACAAAGGAAGATGTCCTCTGTCGTTGGCAGCAAGGAGCGGCGCAGGCTGTGAGTGAGTTTTTAGAAAAATCAAGGGATGCCGAAGAGGTTATCCGAAAGTTGCGGTAGATAGTCGAAAGACTGTCTAGCAGCATTTTGCTGCAACAGGTGCTGGCCTATCCCAGCAACCGTTGAACACCGAACAAATCACTCGAATACCGCAAGACTCGAATGTGACTGTCTCGGCTCACGGAGAAAAGATGTCTACATTGCCACGTGCAGTTGTCGAAGCAGAAATGCGAGCCGACAAAATTTTGGAAGAAATGTCAAAGCAGAACACGGTGGAGATCGCCGACCCTCAGCCTCCAGCTGAACAGGTCGACCCTCCTGCTCCCCCTACCGTTGACGACTCCCCTGCTCCTCCACAAGAGGAAAGTTGGGAACACCGATTCAAGGTTTTACAAGGGAAGTACAACGCAGAAGTTCCACGCTTTGCCCACGAGAATAAAGATTTGAAGAACCGTCTTCAAGCTCTAGAGGAACAACTCGAAGAGATGAAGAATGCCAAACCTCCTGAACTACTGGTGAAGCCAGAGGAGATTGAGCAATACGGTGAGGGTTTGATTGACGTAGCCCGTCGAGTAGCCAGAGAAGAACTGGCCTCCAAGGATGCGATGATCGCAAAACTCAAGTCCGAAATTGATTCAGTCAAATCTGTTCAGTCACACGTCGTTCAAGACAGCTTCTTTAGATCACTGACCGAAATGGTTCCCGACTGGGAGGCACTTAACGCAGACACCAATTTCTTGAATTGGCTGGATGGCGTTGATGACCTGACAGGAGAAACCAGACAGGCGCTTCTCGGCAGAGCAGAACAAGCCCGTGACCCAGTTCGTGCGGCCAAGTTTTTCAATACGTACAAGAAGATGTCACAAACGTGGGCGGCAAAAAGCGCCGCATCATTGGAACAGCAAATCGTCCCACCGACAAACCAATCTCCATCGACACCGCAAGCGAAGAAGATTTGGACTCGTGCAGAAATCACAGATTTCTACGACAGGATGAGACGAGGAACTATTTCAGATGCAGACGCTGTTGCCATTGAAGCTGATATTGCATCAGCATCAGTCGAGGGTCGTATTCGATGACCCAAACAATCAATCTTTCTTTTAAGGAAAAATCATGTCATTAGGAGTAGCAGGCTCAGGTTCCGCAGCCCTTATCAGCGGAGCATATCCCCAGTACTCAACTGCCAGTACAACCAAGTTCATCCCTGAAGTTTGGTCTGGCAAGTTGCAGGCGAAGTTCTACAAGAGCACCGTTCTTGCAGAAATCACCAACAACGACTGGGAAGGCGAGATCAAAGGCCAAGGCGACAAGGTCTACATCCGTTCCATTCCTACCATCACTGTTCGTGACTACACGAAAGGTATGAACCTCACCAATGAAGTTCCAGAGTCAACACCTTTGGAATTGAACATTGACAAAGGTAAATACTACTCTGTCGTGTTGGACGACGTTGATGCTGTTCAGGCCGATGTCAAGCTGATGGACATGTTCACCAGCGATGCCAGCGAGCAAATGAAGATCACCATCGACTATGACGTGTTGAACGGCATTAAGACTGGTGCAGCAACCGCCAACAAAGGCGCAACTGCTGGTGCTATCTCTGGCAACATCAACTTGGGCGCAACCTACGCAACCCGTGCTGTCAGCAAGACCAACGTGTTGGACTTGATTTTGGACATGGGCCAAGTGTTGGACGAGCAAGACGTTCCTGAGACTGGTCGTTGGTTGGTTATTCCTTCATGGATGGCCGCCATGATTAAGAACTCTGACCTGAAGCAAGCGTACTTGACCGGCGACAGCCAGTCTCCCTTGCGTAACGGCAAGTTGGGCATGATCGACCGTTTCACACTGTACGTCTCCAACAACCTGCCTTACTCCACCGACTTGGGTTCCGACTCATCTACCGGCGGTACAGGTACTGCTGCTGACGTTCGTGCATGGAACATCGTCGCTGGTACACGTGATGCGGTTTCTTTCGCTTCACAAATGACCAACGTCGAAACCATCCGTGCTCAATCCACATTCGGCAACATCGTTCGTGGTTTGAATGTCTACGGCTACAAAGTGACCAAGCCAGAGGCTTTGGTCAACGCTCTGGTTTCCAAAGCCTAAGCAGTTGCCGAGGAATTGGGGGAGGCTTAGGCCTCTCCCTCTTTTATGCTTTATATCCGCAACACAAAAACCAGCAAACTTCATGTCTACGATAGATCCTTGCTTGAGCTTGGATACTACGCAGAATATGAGGATGATCCACGTGATCCGCCGAAGCAGACGAAAGACATCAAGTTCTATGTCTCTGCGGTGGGGATCGGGGATGCTGTTTGTGGGATGTATGCAGCTTGCGGAATAGCAGATCAAGGGTTCAACGTCACGCTTCACACGAGGCATGGCGATTGGCTCTCCGCTGTTTCGCATCCCAATGTCAGCATTTGCCCAGAGACAGATTTCTCGGCAGATGCAAATCTTGACTACCAAGGCCAACTCCGATCAGGAGGGTCTGGTGGTTCAAGACCAAACTGGTACGTCCAGAACCTGAGACGGTATTACGAGATCCCAGACTGCGTCGCCAAAAGACCAGAGAAGATCGCCAAGTACGCCAAAGCTGAGAAGCTGGCCGTCCTCGTACCTACGAGTGTCTGGTCAGTTCGATCTTGGGGCGCAGACAGATGGACAGATCTATCCAATCTGTTGACAGATGCAGGCTACGTTGTGGTGACGATAGGCTCTGGGAGAGACAAGGAACTTCTTGAGAAGATCCCGACCACCCAGCTTTACTGGAACCGGCCAGCCTCTGAGATCCTTGAGCTGATCGGCAGTGCCACCATTCTGTACGGCAACGACAGTGGAATGGCTCACATTGCCGGACTGCTTGGTACGCCGACTGTTGCTGTATTCGGCCCAACGACTAAAAACTTTGTTTTTGATTGCTCTGAATCTGTTATTGGAATAGGATCAGACATGCCATGCAGCGGATGCTACTGGCAGAGAGACAAAGGCTGGGACGAGCGGTGTGTCAAAATCTGCGAGTCGTTGCAGTCAATCCAATCCGCAACCGTATTCCAGTTGGGAGAATCGCATGTTCATGAGAAACAAACGCACGGGTCGTCTGGTGGTGTACGACGAAAAACTACTGGATCTGGGATACGAGGTCGTTCAGGAAGAAGAAAAGCCGAAGAAGCCAACGGATGACGAGGTATCGATCCAAGACGACATCAAAGTCCAGCTCTACAAAGAGGCCGCATGAAAGCCAAAGACGTTAAAAGACAGGGCGGCAAGCTCATCTATCACGGCCAAGAATTCGATGGCTTCAATAAGCCAAAGAATGCGCCAGCAGGGGCAAAGCAAAAGAAGATTGTCCTTGCCAAGAAAGGCGACGAAGTCAAGCTCGTGCGCTTCGGATTACGTGGAATGGAAGATTTCACACAACACAAAGACCCAGAGCGCAGGAAAAATTACCTTGCTCGGTCAGCAGGAATCAAAAACAAAAGCGGTCAGCCCACCAAGGATGATGTGTTCAGTGCAAATCACTGGGCTAGAAAGGTACTTTGGTAGTATAAATGGCAACATTTCAAACTGTAATGAACGATGCTAGGGTGCTGCTCAATGACGAGATCACTGACTTAAACCCAACCCCTCGGTATACGGAGGCCCAGTTGATGAGCTACGCTCGCTCGGCGCTGATCGAGGCTCGTCGGGTCAGGCCGGATCTGTTCTTGTCCAACCTGACCACGTCGTTCGCCGCCTACACAGCGGCATCCACGATCCCAATCTCTGACGACTACCTGCTTTCGCTGGTGGACTATGTTGTTCACAGAGCAGAATTGAGAGACGATGAGTTTGCAGTGGATGGCCGGTCGTCTACCCTGTACCAGAAATTTAAGGCCAGCTTGCTGGGGATCACATGAAGACACTTGAATCATTCTTGCCAGAGATCCTCACAGACGTACCCGGCTGTTCCTCGGACATGGCGATCCGTGCCCTGAGAAACACGGTCATCGAGTTTTGTGAAAAGAGCCTGATCCATCAGGACACGCTCGACCCGATCACCGCCTATGAGAATGTGACAGATTACGATCTGGAGCCGCCCAAGAACTACCGTATTCAGAAGATCATGAAGGTCTGGTATCTGGGTCAGGAACTTGATCCATTGGCTCCGGACGATATTGGTCTGCCGGATGCCTACAGAACCAGCATCACTGGATACGCAGCCAGCAAAGGCCCACCCGCCGGATACACCCAAAAGGATGTTGACACCTTCACTATCCTGCCAATACCGGATCAGAAGTATGCCAACGCCATTACAATGAGAGTGGCGCTTGTTCCCTTGAGAACAGTGACAGAGGTTGCAGACTTCTTGTTTGAAATCTGGAGCGAGACACTTGGGTTTGGAACAAAGGCAAGGCTCATGCTCACCCCGGGCAAGCCGTACTCAAATGCTGAGTCTGCAAACTTCAATCAGGTTCGATACACAATCGGCCTGAACGATGCAAGACAGCGTGCTGCTCGTGGCAATGTGAGATCAGATTTGCGAGTAAAGTTGAGGAAACCATGACAGACAAAATCAAACTCGTTCAAGGCGACACTCGACCAGCAATTGTCTGCACAATCACTGACGAGACAACAGGTGATCCAGTCAACATCACTGGCGCAACTGTCGTTTTAAAGTTTCGTCCAACCGGCAGCACAACTCTTCAAGCAACAGTCACTGGCACGGTGACATCTGGCTCTGCTGGACAGGTTGCTTTTTACCCAGCGTCCACTCCTGCCATGCTCACAGGAGACGCAGGAGATTACGAAGGCGAGATTGAAATCACATTCGCTGATGGTCAGATTCAAACTGTCTACGACTTGCTGAAGTTCAAGATCCGTGAGGATTTCTAAATGTCTGGGAAGGTATCGGCATCTGTTCAGAATGCCAAGCCTAGATTAAGCGTCACGCTGGTTGACGCTGTTGTTGAGTCTGAGCGTGTTTTAGCAAAAGCAGACATATCGAAAGTTACTCCAGTCATCACACGGTCGCAGGTTATACCAACAGCGACAGTAACCTATACGATACCTGCGGCTGAGATTGCGTACATCAATTTGTTTTTGGATGTAGTTGTAGACACTACAGGTCTGTACAGATACATAACAGAATCTGTTGTATTGGTAGACGGCAAGGTCATCGCATTCTCCAAGTCGCCATCTGATTCAGTTTCTTTTGCAGACTCGCAAGCAAAAAGTACCTCTCTTAGAAAGTCTGACTCTATATCCTTATCGGATGTACTTGAGTCGCTTCTGGTATTTGTTCGCTTTTTTGAGGAAACAATATCTTTATCTGATACATCTACAAGATCAATCAATAAAGTTAATTCTGAAAGCATAGCAACCAGCGAGACCTTGGCGTTTACGTTTCAAAAGTATCTTGCTGATTCGTTTGCGCTGAATGATCTGTCAGATGTAAATGGAACAACGATTTCATTCAGCGACTTCACAAACAACGTCGTGTCTTCTTCTGACCTGATATTGTTGTTAAGCAGCAAGACAATTCGAGATTCCGTAACGTCATCTGATAGCGGCTATCTGTTCTCTCAAGGATACTGTGACCTGACATACTTTGCAGAAGATTATGTTGGTTACTACAGAACTTTTTAACAAGGAAGAAACATGTTTGATGAATCATTAAAAATCACCGGATCTTTAAAGATTGATGTCTTTGGTTCTGATGGCGCTCTCAAGGACAGCCGTGAAGTAAAGAACTTGGTCGTCACCTCCGGCAAGACATTTATTGCCTCACGCATGGTCGGCACATCCAGCAACGTGATGAGCCACATGGAGTTGGGTACTGGAACTACTGCTGCTGCCGTAGGCAATACAACTCTTGAGACCGTCATCTCAGGATCACGCACAGCATTGAGCAGCGGAACCAGTTCTACCAACGTCGTGACGTATGTCGCCAGCTTCCCAGCCGGTACAGGCACTGGCGCAGTGACAGAGGCTGGCATCTTCAATGCGTCTTCTGCTGGAACGATGCTATGCCGCACTGTGTTCTCTGTTGTGAACAAGGGTGCTGATGATGCAATGAGCATCACTTGGACTATCACCGTATCTTGATTGGGGTAGTAAATGTCAACAATCGTCCTTCGCTCGGTTAAAGGATCACCGTTAACCAATACGGAGGTCGATACCAACTTCAGTAATCTCAACACAGACAAGATTGAATCTGTCACATCAACAGATGGATCTGTTTCAATTACTTCTGTCGGGACTACTCGTGACCTGAGCGTATCTGTCGCTGCTGCCTCAACAAACGTAATCTGTCAGGTCAAGAACATGACAGGCGCAACAGTTACAAAGGGTACGGCTGTTTTCATCTCTGGAGCAAATGGACAGATTCCAACAATCACCAAAGCTCAGGCAGACATCGATGCAACATCAGCACAGACGCTTGGCCTCATCACAGCAGATATTGCAAACAACGCAACAGGCTATGTAACGATCATTGGATTGATTAGCAATATCAATACATCTGCTTACACAGATGGTCAGCAACTTTACTTGAGTCCGACCACCGCAGGTGGATTGACAACAACCAAGCCATCCGGCGGAGACCATTTGGTTTATGTGGCTGTTGTAGAGCATGCCCATCCGACCCAAGGCAAGCTGTTTGTTAAAGTACAGAACGGCTATGAGATGGACGAGCTGCATAATGTGTCTGCTCAATCTCCTATAAATGGAGAGATGCTCGTTTACAGCACAAGCTCAACCTTGTGGCAGAAGGTTTCTGCATCCAGCTCAACAGTGATTGCTGCCGCACAAACAAACCTACAAGTCGATCCAGCAGGTACAGCCGTTGCTCTTGCAATTGCACTAGGATAAAACATGGCAAATACATTCACATCTTACGCAAACAAATCTGTCGGGACATCGGCGGCAACTGTTGTGACTATTGGCGCATCAACACAGACAACCATCATTGGCATGTCTTGCGCCAACATAACTACCAGCCCGGTGACAGTCGATGCGTATTTCACAAGATTAGCCGTGGACTACTACCTTGTGAAGGGAGCATCTGTTCCTGTCGGAGGAGCTTTGGTGATTGTGGGCGGAGATCAAAAAGTAGTCTTGACCACCAGTGACGTATTGAAGGTAGTTTCTTCCGCAGCGTCGTCCATTGATGTCGTAACCTCTGTTCTGAATATCACATGAGCTACATAGGCAATACCAACACCACGCAAGGATTTATTCCGGCTGTAGATTTCTTCAGCGGGAACGCTTCGACCACGGTATTTACATTGTCCCGCCCAGTGGCTTCTGTGGCGCAGGTGGAGGCCGTTATCAGCAATGTGGTTCAAGACCCCGGCAGTGCTTATACAGTCAGTGGCAACACCATCACATTCACCTCTGCCCCGCCCAGTGGTACAAACAACATTTATGTGCGGTACACAAGCCCGATTACGCAGGTGATTGCGCCGGGGCAGGGGACTGTGGGTACGACGCAGCTTCAGAATGGGCTTACGGTTAACTTTGCAGATGGGTCTGCCGCCGCTCCGTCTATTACAAATGATGGCGACACCAACACAGGCATCTTCTTTCCTGCCGCTGACACCATTGCTTTTGCTGAGGGCGGTGCTGAGGCTATGCGTATCGACTCCAGCGGTAATGTGGGGATTGGTACGAGTTCGCCAAATGCAAAGTTAAATGTAGTAGCTTCATCCGGTTCAATAGGTTTTCGTATGGATGGAGGTTTAGCCGCTTTCTATCCATCTTATGCCACAGCAAACCAAGGATTGCAAGTTGATACTACGAATCTTGCAAGTGGTTCAAATGCATATTTTATAAATGCACCAACGGGATGGACTGGTAATTTTATATCTGGAAACTTAAATGGCGTACAGCAATTTAGGATTGATCAGGCAGGTAACTTAGCGTTTAACTCGGGTTATGGCTCATCTGCTACTGCATATGGCTGTCGTGCTTGGGTGAACTTTAACGGCACAGGTACTGTTGCAATTCGTGGCTCCGCCAATGTATCAAGCATTACTGATAATGGCACAGGGGGATACACAGTTAATTTTACTAATGCAATGCCTGACGCAAATTACTGCACAAACGTAACTGGCACACATGATGGTGGGTCTTATGTATCGTGGGGTGCAGTAGCTAATGACACGCCACCAACAACATCGGCAGTAAGAACTGATTTTTTAAATGGTGCTGGTACGCCTACAGATGTGTCTTTTGCCCAAGTGTCAATAATTCGCTAACAAGGAAAAACCATGAAAAGGATTATTTACCCAACAGATGAAGGCGGCGTGGCTATTGTCATCCCCGCACCAGAGGCACTTGAGACAATGACCATTGAGGAAATTGCCGCCAAGGATGTTCCTTCCGGTAAGCCATTCAAAATCATTGACACAGCAGATGTTCCTACAGATCGCACATTCCGCAACGCATGGGAGTATTCAGAATGATTACGATCAACGTCAATAAAGCCAAAGACATTGCTCACAACCTGCGCCGTGCGGCTCGGGCTGTTGAGTTTGAACCATACGACAACGCAATTGCCAAGCAGATTCCCGGTCAGATGGAAGGCGCAGAAGCGGCAAGAGTAGCGATCAGAGCCAAGTACACAGAGATGCAAACACAGATTGACGCAGCATCGACAGTAGACGAAATCAAGGCGGCACTGGAGAACAAGTAATGCCAATAAGCACAATTGGATCAG